GTGATGCCAATTAACCCGGCAGGGACTAACGTCATGTATATATGCCAGATTAGAATATGAGCGCAGCAGAGAAGGACATCAACACAGCTCTCTCGGTTCGTCTGGCAGAAATCCAGACCGCCGGAGTCCCGCCGATCGCTTACGAGAATGCGGAATACACTCCCGTCGAAGGCACGCTCTATCTGCGCGAAGCATTCCTGCCGAATATCAAAGATGCGGTCGGAGTGGCTCACACTAGCGCAGACGATTACGAAGGACTCTATCAGGTCAGCGTAATGGCTGGTCGCGGCGATCGTCGATTCGACGCTCAAGAGCAAGCCAGACTGATCTCGCTGCACTTCCCGCGTGGCGCAGAGTACACATATAACGGCGTTACGGTTAAAATAACCGGGACAAGACTAGCATCTGCTATCACCGAAGACGGCTGGTTTCAGATCCCGGTCACAATCAGTTGGAGGGCGCTCGTTTGAGTTGGGAATCTGACTGGAAGAAGATCGAACAAAAGATCGACCGGACTCTGAATCAGGGCATCCGAGCGACTCTTTTCGAAGTAAGCACGGCAATAATTAAGGACACTCCGGCAGACACCGGGCGTGCCCGTGGTAATTGGCAAGCATCCGTCGGTCGCGGGGCGACTGGCGATGTTTCCGTAGATAGTGCAAGATCGGGCGAAGCCAAAGCAATCGCAGATGTCGACCAAACAGTGCGCGTGGCAGTGGGCGATCTTTACTATCTGACAAATAACCTTCCGTATATTGAACGTCTGGAGTATGGCTGGTCTCAGCAAGCCCCGGGCGGGATGGTTCGGAAGAATATGCAGAATTTTAACCGTTTGCTGGTTAAGAATATCAAAGCAGCAAGCAAATAAGAGGCAATTAACATGGCAATTCAAACATCTGCGGGCACTACTCTGGGCGTCGTCTCAGGTCTTCCCGCCACATACGACGCAGCAGGATTCGGCGCTCTCACATTCGCTACAGTTGGCGAGATTACTGAGATCCCAGCATTCGGCTCGGTTTACAACTTAATCACTCACTCGCCTCTCGGTGAGCGTCGCGTGGTTAAGCGTAAAGGTTCGGTAAACGACGGAACTCTTACTCTCTCATTCGCTGCTGACGCTGCGGATACTGGTCAAGTTGCTGCGAAAGCTGCTGCTGCGACCGACACAGAGGTATCAGTTGCAATCACTTACCCAGACGGCGAAATCGATTACTTCACTGGCTTGATCATGAGCTACCAAGTAAACGCTGGCGGCGTCGACAGCATCAAGTCAGACAGCATCGTACTAGAGCTGACAAATGCACCAGTAAACGTAGCAGCTTAATAAAACACACATTCGGGGCGTGACTTATGGATTTAGCAAATATTGACTTACAGGCAGCAGCGGAAGAGGGAGTTGAGGTAAAGCTCCAGCATCCGGCTAATGGCGAGTATCTAGTAGACGATGAGGGCGAGCATTTGACGATTGTTGTTCTCGGCAAAGATTCGCAGACGTGGCAGAACGCCGCAAAGCGAGTTAATACCCGGAACGCGAATCGCTATAAGGATCGAAAGATTCCGAACGCAGTTCTCGAATCAGCGCTTTACGAGATATTGGCAGAAAGCACGCTCAAGTGGAGCAAGAACATCGAGTTCGACGGTGCGGCACTAAAATGCACTAAAGAGAACGCGAATATGCTTTATGAGAAGCGCAACTGGATAGCCGAGCAGTTAATGGAAGCGGCAGGGGATCGAGCCAGTTATTTTTTGAAATAACGGGGCTGCTGGGCAAATACGTTCAGCAGTGGGCATGGCTCTCGACCCGGGCTAAAGACAAAGAACGATCACGCATCGACATGATCGATAGTAATGAAATAGCCGGACGGTTCCCAGACGTGGAGCCGTTCGGCTATATCATAGAGATACTCAGCAGAATAGGAGTCGCACTCAATAGCGGCAACGGGGTTCATGGACTGACTTGGCAAGAGATCGATGCTTTTGTGGCGAGAACACAACTGCATCTCACCGGATGGGAAGCTGAGACCATAAAACGGTTATCCGCTCTATATGCCAGCAGTGTGCTAAAATACGACAATCAGGACGTTCAATCGCCCTACCGCACCGAAGAAGAACAGAACGACATCGCCAAAGGCATGAAGTCGGTTCTACGCGGACTCGTTATTAAGGACAAGCATGGATCTAGCAACGATACAGATCAAAGTCGACACTCGACAAGTCAAAGCGGCTAACGAAGACATTCAGCAGCTCGGCAAAACCGGGCAGATGACTAGCAAGAAAGTCACGGCTGCAAACGACGACATGGCGACCAGTGCCAAGAGTACAACGTCGGCATTCAAACTGCTGGGCGGCGCTATGGCTGCGCTCGGCGTCGGCGCACTGGTTACCAGTTTCGCTCGGACGGTTACCGAATCAGAGAGATTGAAAGGCTCTCTCAAGACGATGACCGGAAGCACTGAAAACGCAGCGTTCGCATTCCAAGAACTCGAAAGATTCGCATCTCAGACTCCATTCACTCTCGATCAGTCGGTTGAGGGCTTTATTAAGCTCAAAGCGCTGGGACTAGACCCGTCAGAACGCGCTCTGCGGTCGTATGGCAACACGTCAGCCGCGATGGGCAAAGACATGATGCAAATGATCGAAGCCGTCGCAGATGCCTCTACGGGCGAATTTGAGCGTCTGAAAGAGTTCGGCATCAAAGCATCTAAAGAAGGCGATCGAGTCTCTCTGACATTTCAGGGAATGACCACAACGATCGGGAACAGTTCTGCCGAGATTCAAGAGTATTTGCTCGGGATTGGAGAGACCAAATTCGGCTCGGCTATGGCGGATCAAATGACTGCGCTCCCGGGCCTTCTCTCAAACTTAGAAGATAACGTCGCAGCGCTATTCAGAAAGATCGGAGACGTCGGCGGGATCAATCTATTCGCCGGGGCGATAACCGCTGCCAGCGCTGTCATTCTCGGCATAACTAATAACATCGAAGCACTGACAATCGGTGCTGGCGCTGCGCTTGCTGGATTCTTGGCATTTTCGGTCGGAACTAATGCGACGGTAATTCTGCGCGGCTTTAAGTCGATGCAATTGGCGGTGCTGGCGCTAAATACTGCTATCAGAGCCAATCCCATCGGGTTTATTGCGGCGGCTATTGCTGCGGCAACGGTTGCGATTGTTGCGAACTGGGGTTCTATCAGGCGATCAGCGGAAAAAGCTGGTCTCAGCATCCAGATCGCATTTGAGAAGCTGAACATATTCCTGCTCGAATCGGTCGGCGGCGCTCTCGACTCACTGATCGGAATGTTTACCGGGATGCAGAACACGGCGGTCGCTACTATGGCGGCAGTCGCTGCGGCGGTGAAGAACCCGACAAATGCGTTCGATGCGTTCAACGAAACATTCGATTCGACTCTGGCGAGTTTAGAAACTGGCAACACTCGAACCAACATATACTCAGATTCGATTGCAGCTAGTCGAGACCGGGTAGAAGAGTTGAACGGCAAGCTCGCGGGCATGAACACCGAAGTCGCAACATCGGACTCCAATCTGGTAGAAGCTGGACGCTCTCTCTCTGATTTCGCTATAGAAGTCGACGAATCGGCGGTCGCAGCAGCAGAGATGGCTGCGCAAACAGAGGCGGCTCGAGTAAAGACGCAGGATCTTCTCGGGACTATAAGCAACGAGACCGAAGCTCTGACAATGAGCAACGTCGAAATCGCTATTCGAAACAATCTACAGAAAGCAGGAGTCGATGCTACTTCCGAACTCGGTCAGCAGATCGTCGAAGCAACTACTCAGCTCTATGCCGAGAAGGATGCGATAGATTCGGCATCTGCGGCAGCAAAGCAGCTAGAGAAAGACAACGAAGCAACTCAGAAGGCTATCGAGAAAGAAACTAAGCGAGTAGCAGAAGAAGCTGCCAAAGCATACGAGAAGATGAAGAACAACATCTCTGGATTCTTCATGGACTTATTCGAGAACGGTCGAGACGCATTCGACAATCTCGCCAAGACTTTTAAGAATATGATTCTGCAAATGATTGCGGACTGGGCGGCATCTAAGATCGCCGATCTGATTACCGGGACATTCGGTGGAATTGGCACTTCGATCAGCGGTATGTTCAGCGGAATGTTTGCATCGATTGGAAGCGGAATCGCATCTCTAGCATCAAGCGCGGCGTCGGTATTGACTGGCGGCGCTATTGGCGGCGGTGCTGCGGCTGCTGGCGGTGCTGCTGCTGCTGGAGGAGCTGCTGCCGCTGGCGGAGTCGCTGCGGGTGGCGCGGCCGCTGGTGGAGCTGCTGCCGGAGGAGCTGCTGGAGGAATGGGCGCGACGGTGGCGGCAGGATTAACTAAAGCCGGGGCAGCGATAAGCGCAGGAGCGGCTAAAGCTCTAGCGGTTGCTACCAATCCGGTCACTTTAACGATCGCGGCTGCTGCACTTGCTGCTAAGGCTCTCGACAGCGGAGGCACTCCGACATCTGCGGCTGGTATCACGATGGCTAAAACTGCCGGGATGAGCGACGCGAACGTATTTAACGTCCCGGAGTTCGAGTCCGGCTTTGCTCCGCTCGGCTTCAAGCAGAACGCTACAGATGAACAAGCGGCGGCTGCGGTCTCGCCATTGCGCGAACTCGATGCAACTCTGACAGCTCTGGCGAAGGAAGCTGGATATAGCGTAGATCTGGGCGGTCATACGTTCAGCGGTCTCGGAGTAGAAGGCGAAGGCTCTGGCACATTCTTGGGCGTCTCTATCGAAGAGGGCAAGCAGAAAGGAACTTCGATCGAAGAGCAGATGGATATGTACGCAAAAGAGTGGATCTACGCGGTAGGTGCTCGCAACGGCGTTCCGCAAAGCGCTCTGGATGATGTGGTCGGCAGCGGAGACGCGGCCGGTATCTTGCAAAGATCAGGCGATGTACTAAAAGGCACGCTCGACGGCTCTCACCGTGACGGACTCGATATGGTTCCGTACGACGGCTACGTTGCAGAACTGCACGCTGGAGAACGCGTACAGACCGCAGATCAGGCCCGGGCGTCTGATAACGTAGCAGACGAGATGAGCGGACTGCGCCAGAGCATTGAAGACGTCATGATCGCAGTGGCGAGAAACACTCAGAAGCTCTACCGACTCAATGACCGCTGGGACAAGAACGGCTTGCCGCCAGTGAGGGCATAATATGAAGTTAATTCGACCGGAAACGGTTACAGATACGATATTTCAGTCTTCGGATGTTCCGGAGACCGACTACTCGGCATGGCTGGTCGGCACGACTTACGCTGACGCCGACCGGGTGATCGTTACGACTCCGAACATTCACAAGATATACGAGTCGCAGCAAGCAGCTAACACCGGGAACGATCCGACTACGGACGACGGCACATGGTGGCTCGAAGTATCCAGCACTAATCGCTGGAAGCTATTCAACGGCATCGTTCAGGAGCAGACAGTACAAGCTGGCGGCATGGAGTACGTTCTACAATCGCCGACAGTAATTAACTCGATGGCGTTCATCAATGTGGACTGCGCAGAAATTACAGTTCAGATGGTCGATGCAACTGAAGGCACGGTTTACGACGAGACGTTCTCTCTGGTATCCGATTCAGGCATCCAGAACTGGTACTCTTATTTCTTTGAACCCATTGTACGAGATGACCGTCTGGCGATTCTTGATCTGCCGCCGTACTCAAATACAGATATTACGATCACGTTCACCGATAGCGTAACAGCTAAGTGCGGAGCGCTGATTATCGGTCAGTTCGCCGATCTCGGGTTCTCTCAGCATGGAGCTAGTTTCTCGATCATAGATTACTCAACGAAAACAACTGACGCGCAGGGCCGGGTAACAATCACTGACGGGCCATATGCGAACAAGCTAGACGTCGATGTCATTTTAGAGACAGCGGCATTCGGAGTGGTGCGAAACACTCTCACGGATCTAAGAACGACGCCATGCGCTTGGATTGCCGAAGAGAATAACCGGAACTCAATCATCTACGGATATTACCGAGAATTTGATATAATCCTCACCAATCCAACAACTTCCAGATGCTCACTTGAAATCGAAGGGCTAGTATAATGACGATTAACACAATAAGCACACTCCCAACGGCTCCGGCGAGAACTGACGCCCCGGCGACATTTATATCTCGTGCCGACGCTTTCTTGGCTGCTCTGGTAGTAATGCAGAGCGAGCTGAATACTAGCATCGGGCAGATGAACACAGACATCGCAGGCGTAAACGCTGACGCGACCGCTGCGGCTGCAAGCGCATCTGCTGCATCGAGCAGTGCATCATCCGCATCAAGTTCTGCCTCAGCGGCATCAAGCTCGGCAGGTGCGGCATCTGCATCTGCCGCAGCAGCGGCTACATCTTACGATAACTTTGATGATCGGTACTTAGGTCAGAAAGCGTCTAGTCCGAGTGTAGATAATGACGGCAATCCATTAATCACAGGCGCGATTTATTTCAACAACGCAACCAATGAGATGAAGGTCTACAACGGCACTCTGTGGCAGGACATCGCTCCAATCGCTACAAATATTACCGAAGGCACTTTGACGAAAACATTCACTGCTGGCGAGTCTTCAACCATAGGACTTGATAGTTCTCTACTAGCGCCTGTAGTGTCTGTGACTAAAGAGATTCCACAGACAGGGGTGACTAGCAACTCTTGGGATGTCAATTCTACTACAGAAAACTACACTCGTTTAGACAGCGCTTATGCGACTACT